ACATAGAGAAGTCTAGATAACTTAGAGCAGAGAGGGCAAGCCAAGAAAGGCACGTCGATTCTCGCTAAGGTCGTTAACTTAACAACATCAGTCCAAGACGTATAGTTCGCAGTGATCGAATCAACTTTAGCTTTGGTAGTCACACATCCATCAGCATCATTGAAAGATGTAGGAGTGAAGTTCAAAGCATCAGGAGTACGAACCTGAATGACAGAATACGTAGAATTTGCACTTAACAATGAAGTATAAGTAGCAGTAGCAATATCATTTTCTTCACCAGAGATCGTAGCACTAGGTTGAGCCGCACCACCGACCGTTTTGCCTCTGAGATAGTTAGCAAACTGACCAGAAGTACCAGCACCGTTAACATTCGTAACGATGAACGTGTATTTTTCCAATGGAATAGATTGAGAAAGTAAGTCAACCGTATTGAATGCAACTCCGGAAGCATTGACAGCCGTGAAAGCAGCACCATTGAATAAGTTAGTTCCCGTTACAGTAGCAATACCATTAGATAAGGTCACCGCCGTGATAGCAGGAGCCGTAGCACCAACAGATATCGTAGGCATATAGTTTTCAGCTATCCAAGCCGCACTACCCATATTACCGATAGAAGCATCACCATAAATATCTTTCTGAATGTCAGAATGAATGAATAGAGATAACAACTTCGAAGAAATAGAACCTAAGATAGTAGGATTAATATATCCCGACACCTGAGAACCAGCCCTGACACCTTTGAGTTTAGAAGTAAGACCGAATAAATCACTAGATCCGATTCCAACCTCGCCATTACTTAAAGCCACCACCTTAGCACCATCACTAGCCCAAACAGAAGTTTCAATAACTTTCTTAGTAATCTGAGCCGCTAGAACGGAACCCATAGGTTTAGCAATTTCACTCTCGAAATCTTCGATATCAACCAAAGATTCCCAAGCATTGTAGGTAACCGGAATACGAGCATTGACCATCGAACCGACGATCGGGACTTCAAAAACATCCTTGTTGTCGGAGGTCATATCGAGGCTAGAATCGACCGTTGCAATACCATTGCTAGGAAGATAGAAAGTATAGGACATACCAAATTTCTTGCCCTTGATTTCATCTTCAGTAATATGTTGAACCGTATTCTTAAGATAGTTGATGTTATCAGCTATCGCAGCAGCAAACACTTTAATCTTTTTACCATTCAATAATGAATTGGCCATAACAAATCCTTTTTTTATACCCCTAAAAAATAGTGGGGTTTTTTAAAACCATGCTTTTTTAGCATACGAGCTGCCGAGTTCAGCCGATTAAAGAAATCATTTCTTGGTGTTCTCAAGTCCCAATACTTTGAATCTAGTTAATCTTAAAACGGGTAAAGTTTATATTCTAGACTTGAGATTTTCCAGAATACAACTCCACTGATATTTTCATTATAATTATACTGAGTTGAAATTAAAACTAAAATTGATTTGTAACAGTATATCTTAATTTCGAAGATATTATATAGAAAGGAGCTGGGTCTGTCATAGATACTTCGATTACAAAATATCTACCAGTACCGAGTCTATACCATCTACATTCGGTATCATAATTACCAGCTAAACCAGTATTGCTGTATATATAACTAGAATATGTAGATCCATCATGACTATATCTAAGCAAAACTTGTGGTCTATATCCTTCTGATTGATGACCCTTTGTTAAAGGTTGTAAAATCTTAGTATCACCAGTTCCACAAACTAATTTGAATTCTACTAAAGATATAGGACTGAAATCACTTATGATGATTGGCCCTCTACGTAATCTTTTGATACGTCTACCATCATATTCATCATATTTGTCCTCTTTCAGTATGACTAAGTATTGAGCTAACATAGTTCCGAAATATACTTTAGAATTGAATTCTGTTGCATACATAGGCCACCAAGATTCATCGATATCTTGTAAATCATTATGAGTGCTACGATTATGCCAAGAATTAGTTGTAAAATCATATACGAAAGTGGCCTTATCAGATAGGAATGATAAGACATAGAATATATGACCACCTTGAACATATCCAAACCCTCTAGCATCAGCAATATTCGAAAATGTTGATATTTTCAAGTCTAAAGCTGGTGTACTTATCTTTTCTGGAAATTGACCATTATTAGAAGCATAGATTCCACTATGTCCATCAGCTCCAGCTCCTAACCAAGCTAGATTATTATTCACGAATGCAACACTATTTTTAGCTGCACAACCTATGTTAGTTCCCATTCCAGTACGAGAAATAGAATATCCATCGTCATTATCATTTAATTCCCATACATCGAATGATCTAGATCCGAATACCCATAATCTAGAATCGTTGATAGCTTTCATTGCTATGATAGCATCTCCAGTAGTCTGTAAAGCAGTTTCATATTGATATTCAGAATAATCATTCATCCAAGCATAAGAATCAGCATCGACTCCTGTATCATCAAGACCATTATTATATGTAGGTGTATAACCATCAGTATCATATATGATTTTCTTATTAGAATCTAATTTATAGATTACATTTTTATATTTTCCACCTTGGAAAGCACCAGATCTAGATATAAATATTTGGTTTGTCCCGATATCATTACAGATAATTCTGTTTCCCATGTTGACTATTTGATCACATTTAACTTGGATACCATCTGGATTATCTGTGTCTGTATGATAGGGATTGATCGGATTAGATATAGATTTTATAGATTTATATTGATCTTTCTCTGGAATAACAGCTAGATAAGTTGTACCTTGAGCAATTAATAATTCTGGATTGATACCACCACTTTCAGCAAAAGATACCGGATTAGTATTATCTAATAATTTATCGGGGATTAATGTGACATGACTAGAATTATCTGATATATTTTCAGTTAGACCACGATCAGCATAATATAGATTGTTACCAAAGACAAAGTATAGATTTCCCAAACCATTATAACCATCGCTAGAATAAGATCTGGTAGTACTATATAGACCACGACAACCTATCTTAAGATCGAAATTAGTTTCGTATACCGATTGAGTACCAGCAATACTTTTTAAGAATGAAGTTACATAACCTTTAGCATTCACACTTAATGGTTCTTCATACATATTCAAAGTTAGTTCATCGTCTACCTTTTTAGCTCCCGATAATTGGTAACTTGACCCAACTATGTTTTGTTCTTTCACTCTTGTAGTAGCCATTAAGAAAGCCTCAAATTTTCATTATTATTATACTTTAGATTACTTTTCTATAGAATGCAAATGAAAGTTTGTTTTTATCAGTAAGCTCATCGTCATTGTAATATGCATTATGTCCGAATAAGTTAACAGATTCGTATATAATCTTAGCTTTGATTCTATTCATACCACCATAAACCAACATACTATATAATAATCTATCTGCTTGATCTTTAGGTAATGGATGTTTATCAAATAAGTAATGACAAGGAGTATAGTTTGAATCATGAATAAGATATGCTAATGCTGATAAACTATCTCCAATTTGATCTGTAAAGATATCTATGATAGGAGCTCCACTTCGAAAATTAGTTATGAATTCTGTAGTGAACGAATATAGATAAACTAACTTATTATCAAATTCTATCCTGACATTAATAGGATTAGTTAATTCATACAATCTATTTCCTAATGGTTTTAGACCAAGATCTGAATTTTCTGTAGATATCGATACTATATTCATTATTAGAACCTCTTATTAAAGTTTACTTCTACTTTCTTACCCTTAGATAAAACTAAAGATAGAACGATAGAAGAAATAATATTAACTAAGAACTTCTTCATTTAGTCCTCATTTCGTTAACAATAGCAGTTGTACTAGCTAATTCAGTTCTGATAGAATTCAACATATCCATTATTTTATCTAACTTGGGATCGTTTCCTTCCAGTCGTTTCTCACATTGACTTAAACGATAAGTCAACAGTTCATTTGTTTTGTCGCGGTCCTTCGCGGTCTGCTCACGTTCCTGACGAATACGAATTGTTTCCTGATGAATCTGATTTGTTTCAGTATGAGATTTGATATATGCTGTCAGTGCTCCTATTAGAGCTATTAATGCGGTCGCTAGTGTAGGTGTCATAACTTTCCTTTACTTTAAATGTTTTACAAATCAAATCTTAGACCCATTATTATGCCAGATGCCGTGTATGGGTAGGAAGTGTTGCCGTTTAAGATTGCGCACCTGAACACGTCTCCGGTGGCTAAAGTCTTAACACATCTTGAAAAAGCGTTGCC